TTGAGCTGATTCGATTAATGGCTATTGCCGAAAGGTCAGGTGCTATGTCACCTAGAAGGGCGGATAGAATCGTTAGGGATGTGTTTGGCGATGACGTCGGAAGATTGCCTCAGGGAATTGACCTTGATAAACCGTTTTCAATTACATTCGCTGAAGCCCAGAAAGGTGGGGGTATGGGGGGCGCTCAAGGTTTAGAGGCTGGGGGAGATCCAGCGAAAGGAGTTTTACAGAATCTTGTTAGTCTAAGACACAGTATTGAAAAAGAACTTGATGATCGGTTTTTAACTGACTTGGAGGAAGGTAATGAATAAAGAGTTTGTGGTCGTTCAAAAAATGGAGTTGCTTCCTAACGAGGAGCTTATGGACCTTGTTGACAAGGTGTGCCAGTGTGTTGGTGAGTTCCGCACTAAAAGCGAAAGAAAAGTTAACTTGATTGGTATCTTTGATGATCATATTGTCGTCAAAGATTTTGACACCGGCAGATGCTTCAAAATGCAAATGGAGAGGGCGGAAGATGGTACAGTTAAGGTAGATGGCCAAATGGTTGAGGTGAGGCAAACGTTTGTTGAAGTGGGTAAAGGAAAAGATAAAGACACGGAGGGTGGAAAAGATCACGGTAAAGACAAACAAGAGGTCGGCGTGCAATGCTCTAGCTGTGATTATAAAGGGAAGGGGGAAGTTGGAGGGAAGTGCCCCCAGTGTGGCGCTAAACTCGCTGCAATGGCGGAGGAGGGGTCTGAAGGTGCGAAGGATAAAAAGCCCACAGAAGATAAAGAGGATGAAAAGACAGAGAAGAGGGCTACACCGCATTTCACAATTGTACCTATTGCCAAGTCAACGGAGTCCCTTTGGAAGGGTGTACTTTTCTAATGTCATCAAATGATATTATAAATAGTGCCGTTAGTTTGGTACGTAGCATCAAACTTGAGAAATCCTTTCATGAAATTATCGAGCCTATATTTGGTAGTTTCATGGAAAAAAGGAATGGTGCTCTTTGGGGGTCGGCTGCGGGTAAAAGTCATATCGCTGATAAATTAATTCGGTTATTTCCAAGTTCATCGATTTATGTAGAGCCTTTTGCTGGGGGCGCTGGGGTATTTTGGGCGAAAGAGAAGCAGGGGACTGAGGTCTTAAATGATATAGATGTATTAGTATCTGGAGCGTTTAAGTTTCTGAGGGATCTTACAGATAGTGACATTTCGGATCTAAAGAAATTGGATTGGACAGTATCTAAGGAACTTTATGATAGATTGAAACGATCTAACCCTTCAAGTTTGTTAGAAGCATTTCATAAAACAGTTATGATTAGGTATGCAAGTTTTAGGATTCAGTGTGGGTCAATTGATCGCTCTGTGATTGGAAATACAATATTAGATCGTGTACTGAAAAGTTTGGACAATGCCAAAGAGCGGTTACGGGGGGTAAAGATTTATGGTGAGGATTATAGGAAGACAGTGTCTCGGTATGATTCGAAAGACACGTTATTATTTTTAGATCCACCATATGTAGAAACAAACGTAAGAGTTGGAGAGAAGGATTTTGATCACAAAGCATTTTTTGATTTTTTGGGGCAAGTAAAAAGTAAATTTTTAATTACTTATGATAAGCCTGACCCTACGGGCAAATTTAAAACAAATAAGTTAAACCATAGTGCGTGGAGGGGTACAAACGTTGGGACCACAAGTCACACAACCTATATAATAACGAACTATGAAATTCAGAAAAAGAGTGTTTCTTGGAAGGGGATCATTTAATAAACCTTAGTTCCCTCTCAGATTTGGAGCTAGGGAGCCTTGCTCATGAGGTGGACAGGACTCTGTGCGTCGTATTAAAAGTTAGCCCCAGAAAAGAATCCGAGTTAATTGAAAACCGCATGGCAAAACTGACTACTAAAGTATGGAAGTCAGTAGCTAACTCAACCATGTTGTCGGGTTTAAAAACGCTTGTCTCGAAACCCTACACCTCTAAATCAATAGGTGCCTTCTTAAAGAAATTTGGGTTAAAACTTTCTGAGCCACTGACGGATGGTCAGATAAAGGTGCTAGGCAATAACCTAAAGTCCATTTGGAAGATTGGCAAAAAACTAGCTGCACAAGAAACCAAGACAGCGTTTAGTTTTGCGTCGGTGGATGCAAAAGCCATCGCCACAATTAATAAGCATCAAGTTTTTTGGATTGGTGATTTCTACTCTGACAAGTTATCCGCGAGAGTCCGTGCTGTGACTGAGGATGTACTATTGCGACGAGGATTTGATCACGTCGAAGCTGGTGATGAATTGCAAAAAGCTTTACGTAGAGAGTTTGGTATAACTCCGGGGCATAGAGTTTCGACATTCGCCCCAAATGTGCCAGCAAGGTACGCAGCAAACCCAGACCTCTATTTCCAGCAACTCGCCTCTACTGTAGGTCACCAGGCTAGGACGTTTGGCAAAATGCAGCAATTTAAAGAGCATGATGTTATTACGTACCGTCTGATTAATCCAATGGATGAAGTGACCGGGCAAATCTGCCAGCAAATGCATGGAAAGACATTCACAATCAGCGCTGGCATGAAACAGATGAAAGACGTGTTAAACGCCAAGTCACCCAAGGAAGTTAAGGATGTGTCTAAGTGGCTGTCTGCGAATGAGATTGAAACGAAGTTCAGCAAAGGTGGGGCGCAGGCCTTAATCGATGCAGGTGCAACCATAATTCCACCATTTCACCCGAAGTGCAGAACTGAGCCGATAGTGGGGAAAATGAAATGAGTGTCATAATAAAACGGTATGTGATTCAGACATTGATTCTTTCTAAAGAGAGATTCAAGACATTAACTGATGCAAAGAAGTGGGTTAAGGATCACCATTTTAAAGTGCCTGGTCAAAAACTGAACGTTCTAAAACCAGAGATTGACGAAACGAATACTTCCTACAGATTTCGGCAACGACCACCATCGGATTTTGTGCAGGGGAGTTTTAGAACCATTTCTGTTACTAATGGTGTAAAGGCTGTAATTGGCCAGTTAAAAACGGGTAAGAAATAAAATAGAGTTTATGCCTCGATTGGTCTTAGAAAAAAAGTTTGCATTTGAAGCGTCACATCAATTGATGCATCAAGAAAGTAAGTGCAGTCGTTTACATGGGCATTCATGGCATGGCAGTGTTATTTTAGAAAATAATTCACTTCAATCGAATTATTCTGACACAAGTATGGGTATGGAGTTCAGGTTTGTGGGCAATGCTCTTGAAGGTTTGGTTAACAGATATTTGAATCACCAGCATTTGAATGAGTCACTTAAAATGGATGCGCCCACATCCGCATCCGTTGCGAAATGGATTTACGACCGTTTAAAATTTGATCTGCCTTTGCTGGTTGCTGTTACCATAGAAGGGGCGTGTGATTGCAAATGGACTTATAGGGGAAATGGATAAAACTTACAAAGTAAATGAGATGTATTATAGCCTCCAAGGCGAAGGTGTCAGGGCTGGAATTGCACATGTATTTATTCGTTTCCATGGCTGTAATTTAGACTGTACAGAAACTAACGCTGGGTTTGATTGTGATACAAAAAACGATGCCTACAAAGAAATGTCAGCTATGGAAATATCTAAAAAGGCACTGTCTATTGTTGGCGGGGGCTGTGATTGGATACTTGTTACGGGGGGAGAGCCTTCATTACAGATAGACGGTCAACTTATCCACACGCTACACGCAAGTGGATTCAGGCTGGCCATTGAGAGCAACGGAACGCGACCATTGCCTCCTGGATTTGAATGGATTACAGTTAGCCCTAAAAAACATGGGGCTGTACTTCAAGGGTACGCCGACGAATTGAAATATGTTATTCGTGCGGGAGATCCACTTCCGTTAGTGGCATGCCGTACCAAGAATTTTTTGTTGAGTCCGGCTTACGAGGGTAAGAAAGTCTCAAGAAAAAATTTGGAGTATTGCGTCAAGTTATGCCTTGAGAATCCTAAATGGCGTTTGTCTGTTCAGCAGCATAAATATTGGAAGATAAGGTAGGATATCAAAAAATGGATCCTAAAGAGAAACAGATGGATGTTGATAGCGTGTTACAAAAAGCCAAAGATATTGTGGCGGAGAATAATTATAATTGTGTAGAGCTTTGCAAGCGAAGCATTGCACCGTGCGAGGGAATACCGGGTCAGGGCTTTTTCAATTCCTTTGGGAGTTTAACTCGCTTTGCTGATAAAATACTACCGTTGTTCCCCGAGCCCGGTTTTAAAAAGTATGTTGAGTTATTTTGTGGTAAGGGCGAAATGCTATGGTGCCATAAAAAGTCGGCAGACGAAGAGTTTATGAATGACTTGGATGATAGGATTATCCGGCTACATAAGATATGTCAGGGGATCACCGAAATACAGTTGGACTCTTTAGCTAAGATGGATTGGGTTGGTAGTCAAAAGACTTTTGAGTTATTGAAGAACGCAAAACGCCCGCAGGAAGATTTAAAGTTTTTTTATCGGGAACTTTATCTCCGCAGGTTTAGCAAGTCTGGCAGGGCGCGGCCTAGGTTTCAGGAATGGGCTGAGGGTCAAGTATGTAATTTAATCAAGCGAATAGTAAGGTGTAGGGAAAGGCTGCAAGGAGTTAGAATAATCCACGCGGATTATGCAAAAACCTTAAAGCAATTAGATAGTAAGGATACATTTTTCTTTATAGATCCACCATACCCTGATGAGGGCGGTTATTACCCAATAAAGATGCCAGATCTGGCTGTCCAGGCGGCTAACTATAAAAATGTTGCTGGGAAACTAATGATTGTAATAGAAGGTAGCAACAAGTCTTTAGCTGCGCTACGTAAGCTTAATTTTGTTGAGAAGAAATTTAAGTTGCCGCGTGGTTGGCATAATAGCCCTAAAGGGCCTGACAAAAGTTTTGTTTGGGCTAGCATATTTATGAATTACCAGCCAAATATGCTAGCCGCTAAAAAGTTCTTTATGCCCGTAATGAAAGTTGAAACTGTAGATATAACGGTTTCTGGTAAAAGTTTACGTATGAATCATCAAAAGGCGTTAGAAAAATCACGTGATTTGATAAGGCATACCAAGATGGAAATGGCACTAGGTTTCGTTGCTGACTTGGTTCTCAGTGAGGACTTAATTTGTAAACGGTCTGATAGGCTTTTCCCTTCCACGGCAGGAAAATGCCACATTGCTAGTAGGCTTTTGTGTTTATTTCCTGATCACAATGGTTATATCGAACCTTTTGCTGGTGGCGCTGCTTTATTTTTTGCTAAAGAAAAGAAACCTGTAGAGGCATTAAATGACACCCATGCCGCTGTTATGACTTGTTATAAGTTTGTGCAGAATATAACACAAGAGCAGATTAACAAGCTGAAAAAAATGAATTGGGTTGCCACGCGGGATCACCGGAAGAAATTACAAGAATCCTCCCCAACAGACCCTTTATTGATATTCCATAGATTAACAATGCTGAGGTTTAGCGGGTTTAATAAGAATGAAAATTCAAAAGGTATGGCGCGTGAACAAGAAGGTAAGGAATTAAAAATTATCGATAGGCTTATAGGAGCCAAAGAACGTCTAAAAAATACTAAATTATATTGTGGTGATTATCGTAAAATTATGTCCAAATACGACGGGATGAAAGACATATTTTTTTTCTTAGACCCTCCATATGTTAATGCTAACGTTGCGGACATAGGAGTAAAGGAGTTTGATCACAAGGCGTTTTGGGAGTGCGTGTATAACTTGAAAAGTAAGTATCTGGTGGCGTATAACCAGCGTGACCCAGAAAAAAAGCTTGGTGTCAAAAAAATTAAACATCTTGCTGCATCCAATATTGGCTCTAAAGAGTATATAACTTATGTGTTAACAAATTATGATATCCAAAAAGAGAGCAGTGTTTGGCGCGGCTTTACGAAAAATCAGTCAGAGGCTATTGCTTTCCTACCATCTGATATTCAGGACAATCTTCGAAAAATCAATGCGACAATAGAAAAGTGCCTTGAAGTAAAGCTGATTCCTATTGATAAGAAAGCACCGGACGATAAGCAAATTGCTTTTGGTGTTGTTTTAGAGCCTAATGAAGTTGATTCGCAGGGGGACATAATACCGGAAGCAGAAATTGAAAAAGCTGCCCACTTGTGGCTTGCACGGTATCAAGACCGTGGATTTATGCACGATAAAATAGTAAACTCTAAAATTGAGATTTACGAATCATATATAGCGCCAACAAACTTAAACATAAATGGTCAGCAGGTTAAAAAAGGAACATGGCTTTTGATGTACCACATTCTAGACTCTGAGCTTTGGAAGAAAATAAAAAGCGGTGAGCAGACGGGTTTTTCAATGGGAGGGTTTGCAAGACGGGTCAAAGTCTAGGTAGAATATTCGGTGATTCATGGATAAAGAAAAAGACAAGGACGCGAAAGCGCGATTAGAAAATTTAAGTGTGCGGGAAGTGTCTATAGTTGACCGTCCTGCCAACCAAAGGCGGTTTCTAATCGTTAAGAAGGCATCGGGAGGTGCTTCTAACGAGGTTTTGGAACTGCTGAAAACGGAGGATCACGCAATGAGAAAGGCTATTGTGCCTTCACAGGCAGCCCAACACGGGATCGTGGTTAATTACGACACTTCCGACAACCAGGAGCCCATAGAAAAGAACGCTGAGTTTTCCAGCTTTCTTGATGTTTTAGGGATAATCGATGATAATGCAGAAGATTCTGAACGTTCAGAAGACGACCATGTGGAAGTATCTGCTGATATTGAGGCCGAATTGATCCCTATTACAAAAGACGTCAAACAGACAGCTCTTGGTGAAGCAACCAAAATTCTTGAATCGCTAATGGCGTCTGTGAACCAGGCTAAAACAGATGGTGACGTAAACGACAAAGTGAAAAGCACCGTGCAAAACGTGTCTCAAGCTATCAAAAACTTAGCTTCTAAACTCGGCGGGAAAGACACGGGCAGTAATCAACCAACGGATAAGGGCGGGGACGTTGTTAGTAAGCTCACCGCAGCCCTTGAAAAGTTGATCGCGATAGTAGAGAAGATCAAAAAACTTGATGATTCAGTAGATCAAGTTCCAGGGGATATTATCCAAGAGCTGAACGCCCTTAGCGCTGCATTGGCGGGCATGCTTCAACCCCAGGCAAAAGAGCCACCGCAGGAAGAGAAACAAGAGAAAGCTCAGGTTGGAGCAGGCGATACAGCGGTTGAGATATTCACTAGGGATATTGAAAACGATGTGGCAGTGGTTTTGAAAGCCGGTTCTAAAATGAGTAAGAGCCGTTTAAGCTCCCTCAAAAAAGCCGTTGAAATTTTATCATCGATAATCACTGAAATTGAAGGTAGCCCAGAAGATAAGAAAGATGATAAAAAGGATGTAAAGAAAGTTGAATCTCCACCACCTATTGATGAGACCAAAATCATAGAGGAGGTCAAAAAATCACTAGGTGAAGATATCACAAAGCAGTTGAAGGAATTAGTGAATACAGTAAGTGTAAGGTTTGAAGCAATCAAGAAACGAATTGACGATATAGAAGACGCGAGACCAGCAGGTAACACGGATTTTGATCCACCTGCTAAAGTCGAGAAAAAGAGATCGCTGTTTTCTAACATTATCCCAATATAAGATGGCGTGATCGGATACCCACGCCTCAAAAGAGAAAATCCAAATTAGGAGGAATTGACATGACAAACGAGGAACTAATCCGAAAAGCGACCATCACCACGGATCAAATGGCCAGTGCTGGTCTTCTTAACGCAGAACAATCATCGAAATTCATTGATTACGTGATTGATGAAACATCGATGAAAGAAAAGGTGCGGGTGGTTAAGTTCAAACCATCCCAGATGACCATTGAAAAATTGAACGTTGCAAATCGCGTTGCCGTAGCAAAAGCACAAGCAACGGACCCTGGATTACGAAGAGGTGTCAGCACGTCAAAAGTGACGTTGGAGCACCACGAAATTATGGTCCCATTTGAGATTGGTGACACAGTAAAAGAGGAAAATATCGAGGGGGATAATGTAGAGGACCATATTATTAAAATGATGGCAACCGCTCTGGCGAATAACTTGGAGGAAGGTTACTGGGACGGTAACACAACGGGCCATGCTGTTTTGGAAAGCGAACTCCTAGAAGGTGGTTCAAGTTCACTTTACATCAAAGATCAATATCTAGCCCTTTACAATGGTTGGCTGAAAAACGCTGAGTCTGGTCATGTGGTGGATGCAGCCGGTGCCGCTATCAGTAAAGGAATTTTCAGCCAAGCATTAAATGCTATGCCGAGAAAGTTCAAAAAAGACAAAAGCAAACTAAAGTTCATGCTGTCATCCGACCATGAACAGGAATACCGTGACTTTATTTCCAGCCGTATTGGAAAAGCAGCGGATGATGCCTTAGAAGGTAAGGGAACGCTTCCTGCCTATGGTGTTGATTTAATGCCTGTTCCACTTTTAAGCCCAACGCCTATTTACACCGAGAACGTGGCTGCTAATTCTGATGGTACTAGCTCCACTAGCCTGTCCTATGCTCCAATCACGAACCTTGTGATTATCCCAACGACCTTGGCGGATAACCCATTAGCGAAGTATGTTATCACGACGGATTATACACAAGATTTAGCAAATGGAACGTGGATCCGTGAAACGGCTGGAGCAATCCCAAGTGGTGGCACCGTAAAATGCACGTACAACACGGGTGGAAGAATCCTCCTAACGAACCTTAAGAATATGATTGTAGCTATTGGCAGAGAGATCCGCATTGAAAGGGCAAGGAATATTTTCCGCACCGTAAATGAATTTGCTATCACAGTTAAGACTTTTGCCACGTTTGAGGAGACGGACGCCGTTGTGTTGGTGAAAAATCTGGCTGTGCCAAGCTAGGCTAATAGTTGAAGCTAAAATTGAATCTAATCTAGTTATCTAGACAGGAGTGCTTTTATGCAAGCGGAAGTTACGTATAATAACGGCGTAAGTTACAGGATCAAGAAATTTGTTTTTAAGCGTGGAATAACACAAACTATTTCTGATTCTGAGGTCATCGAACACCTATCTAACACAGTTGGCTTTGCCGTCAGGATTTTAGAGCGTGAAAAAAAGGTGGTTCGGAAAGCAATCACACCACCAGCACAGCCCGTTAAACAGCCCCCCGTGGTAAAGTCATCTATTCCCACGGGCGCAGAGGAAGCTGCTCTCACTATCGAGTCAAAAAAGATAGTTAAAGAGCCTACTGGTTCTGTTACGGGAAAGAAAAAACGCAGGGTATAATCGGCATTTGCTAGTCATGGGATATGATCATTGCCAATCTTACGAATGGTCAGAGTGTCTCGTTTAATATTACTGTTGAACATGAGTTCAATAAACTCAAACAGCATATTAAAAAGGGACGCATAAGCGCACTAGCCTTACACTGCAATGGTGTAAGGACGTGTCTCCCACCGCCTAAAAAAATAAAACCAAAACCTGTCTATGGCGTCGAGGTACTCAAAAACTCGAAAGGTGCGAGTATTGGCGAAGTAATCTATACTCAAGCTGGTAATGTTCGAGTATGCTTGACCTCAACGTTTAATAGCTCGGTAATTAGGTGCGATCTCTTGAAAACCGGTTTGATGCGATTTAACCCACATAATAAGGTGCCCTAATGCGTTTAGTTTATCCTGGCAATATCCCCGCACCTGAAACTTTCCCAGCCTATTGCTTTGTCACTGATACGGTTGGAGATATCGTTTACATAATGGGGCCGAAAGTTGGCAATTACTATCAAGTAACTAAGGTAAATTATGATGATTCTGATTGGGTTAAAAGCGTTGGAATCGGTATAATTCGTGAAAAACCTCTTAACTCTGAAGCTATCGTTCAGGTGTCTGGTGAATTATCAAACATTTATACTGGCCTCACACCAGGGGCTACATTGTTCACAGGATTTGGGGCCCGTCTTGTCGAAACCGTAGAGAGACCATTTTTAGGAACTCGGGTTGTCCAACCGATTGCATATGCATTAAGTACAGATACGTTAATTATTAATATTCAGAGGCCCTTCAGAATTGGTATAGCATAGGCTTTATTTTAATAGATAGATAATCTATACTATTTTAAATCACCCATAAATGCACGCGTACAAGCTCAATGGATTTTAGTTATGCCCAAAAAGAAAGCTAGTAAGAAGTCTACACCCACAAAGAAAAAGAGCGTTAAGAAATCCCCCTCGAAATCTAAACCCAATGGAAAAGGAAGAAAGAATAAGAAAGAAGGCGATCCCGCAGCAATGCGAATGACCGGGATTTTGTATTATCAGTTTAAAAGTGCATTCGCTGAAATGATGGAAACAAGAGCTAGGCATCACCTTTTATCCGCACAGGTACAGCAAGAGAAAGCAAAAGAAAAGTACAAAACGTTGGTTTTAATGATGAGAAATGAAGAGGCGACACATAAAGTGGCTGTTGAGAAACAAAAAGAGTTTGCAGCAATTCAACAAGTGATTGCTAAAAAATTTAATATTCCAGAGACAGAAATTGCTAATTGGAGTTTTGATACTGATAGTGGGATGCTTTATCCACCTGGGGAGGTGCCTAAGGAAACGCACTCGCTTAATTAAAGCGAGTTAACAAATAATGGAGGAAAGTTCAAATGGCCCTTGTCAAATTTTTTAAGTTTGATGCCCAGGGGCATCAAATAGAATCAGATCCCACCACTGATGAATTGTCCATTTTAGGCATTCAATTAGGGGCAAACGGTGCTAGTTCTTCGGGTGATATTGCTTTAACTGGTGGCGCAGAAGTTACTGGATTACCTACTGTGCCTAGTGGAGATACCGCGGCTGGATCGAAAGCATATATTGACAAGGTTGCCTCCAATATGCGACCTAAAACGGCTTGTGACGCCGCCACTACAGCCGATTTGGCAAGTTATGTAGCAAGCGGTTCTAAAGTTGGAAAAACATTGACGGCACCTACCAACGCATCAAGTCACAATACAATTGATGACGTCTTGTTAGCCGTAAATGACCGTGTGCTGGTCAAAAATCAAGGTGGAGGTGCAAGCCACGCTGACAACGGTATTTATAAAGTCACAGCTCTTGGAAATGACACAGACACCTCGTTTGAGTTAACTAGAGCAATTGATTGCGATGAGGACACGGAAGTAACGACTGGTATTACCACATTTATTGAGGCTGGAACCACTAATCAAAAACGGTTCTACTCTTTGGTAACACCTGACGATATTACAGTTGATACAACGGCACAGGAATGGAGTATATTCGGAGGACCAGGACAAAGCCACGATTCTCTAACCGATGTAAGCGCAGACGACCACCATAATCAATCACACGTTCTTGATGGTGGAGATCATACGGTTTCTGGCTTAACTGCTGGTCATGCTCTTCGGGCGACTGGAGCAACAACCTTTGCCTTTGGACAAGTTAGTCACAGTGATCTAGGGGGTGTTGGAACAGACGACCACCATAATCAATCCCATGCAATTGATGGAGGTGATCACTCAGCTTCTGGGTTAACAACTGGTCATGTGCTAAGAGCTAGTGGTGCTACGACGTTTGCATTTGCTCAGCTCGCCCATACTGATTTGGGATCAGTTGGAACAGACGACCACCATAACCAAGCTCACGCAATTGATGGTGGTGATCATACAGCCGCAGGTTTGACAACGGGACACGTATTGACCGCCACGGGAGCCACAACGTTTGCATTCCAAGCTCCAAGTGCAGATTCGCCCTACACTGAATTTGATGCAACTGCTGATGTGTCAATATCCAAGGGCGATCCCGTTTATGTCAGCGCCTCCGGGGAAGTTAGCCCATGTGATAACACAAATGATAACACTAGAAAGTATGTTGGAGTTGCTGAAGCGGCTGCGGCTGCGGATGCGGCTGTAGTGGTTCAGCAGGACGGAGTTTTGGATAGTGTGACAGTTGGTGGAACACCTGCTGTAGGTGATATCGTTTGGCTAGCTGCAACAAATGGATTAACTGTTACCCTTCCAACGGGATCAGGAACTCATAGGCTAGTGATTGGAAAAATGCTTACTACAAGCAGCTTGATTATCCAACCACAATACATGGGTAAGTTAGGATAATAAGGTGGCTGCTCCTAGAGATCGTGTTCAAGTACTCAAAAACGAGTCCCCTTCAGAAGGGGGTACAGAAGACGATCTCGGTTTTCCTGTAACAATTAATCCAAACACAGACGCCCCTTCTGTAGCTGGTGTTTTTGTCCAGTCCCCCCACCCGTCAACGTCAAAAGATGAATTGGTCTATCTTACCCGTGACGCCTCTGGTAATATGATTTTCCGTGACAATGTAGACGGAACGGAACGAACCCTTACTGAATTACTAGGTGAGCAAGTGGTTGATCTTGGTTGGCGAAGACACTTTTTAACCATGGGTGGATAATCTAAATGACAGAAACGCTGAAAGTATTGGGTCAGAGTAGTCCAAGCGCAACAACCTTAACCGCGTTGTATACTGTGCCCTCTGCAACATCAGTAACAGCTTCAACATTAGTTATTTGTAATAGAGGCGGGTCTACTATCACGGTTCGTGTTTCGGTCGCTGTGGCGGGGGCGTCGGATAGTTTGGAGCAGTATATTTTATACGATAGAAAAATATTAAAAAATGACGCTGAATTTTTAACAATAGGTTTGACTCTAGCCGCGACTGACGTTGTCAGAGTTTATACTAGCGCAGCTACGGCGTCATTTAGTTTATATGGGGTAGAAGTCACATGAGTGCCGAACGATCCCTACAGCCTTTATACCTAACTGATGACAATGGGAATCCTGTTGGTGTTATTCTAGATGGTAGTGTTTATCGTCTTCAAAGCCTCGGTAAAATCTTAAATGCGTCGGGAACACAGATAGATCCTGCCACTGAAGGTAAACAAGACGACACAATAACGAAATTGACCAGCATTGATGGCAAAGACTTTGCGACTCAAACAACGTTAGCCGCAGCCGATACGAAATTAGGGACAATCGACGGGGTTTTAGACTCAATAAAAGACACCGATGGTGTTAAGAAAATTACGGATGCATTACCCGTAGGTGATAATACGATAGGACGTGCAAAGATCACTGACGGCACAAACGTAATGGACGTTTTAGACGACTCAGGCGTTTATCGCGGTAGAGTTGAAGCCAAGATTGCATCCGGTGGAGCTAACCAAAAGGCAGTTTTAGTTGACGGTGTAAACACAGTTGAGTTGGCTGTTGTAGATGGAGCGTTGTTGCCTGCTAACACACGGGGGATAACATTTGCTGGAATTGACGACGAAGGAAAAACACAATTTATAGCTCTTGAGGCTGACGGTAAATTAAAATCAACATCCGTTCCGCCCACGCCTCCAGCTAACACGATTGAAACCGTTTATGCTCAGGAGGAATCAGATTTAGAAGTTGTGACGCCTTCTGGTAATCCACATAACACGGATTTTATAATTCCAACAGGAAAAACGTTTTACTTACAGTTTTTCTCCGGCGGATCCGAGGGTGACCCTTCAGAAAAAGGAAGTAAGTTTGAGTTGTTTTATATTGATTCATCCTCAGTCTCTCATATCGTTACGCGGCAATATTTATACGGTCAAAGTTTATCAGGAACATTTCCTGATACTGCAAAAGCCAGGGATGGAACAACTATGGTAGGGAATGGCTCTACAACTAAAATGAGAATTCGACGAGAACGCTTGTCAAATGCCACGGGTGAAATAGATGTGGAAGTTCGTGGCTATTTAAAGGATACATAGAATGCCCGTACAAACCGAGGGGAATATGACCCTAGAGGTGTTTTTAGTTGATGGAAACATCAAACGCCACGCCGACCCTCTAAATATTGTAATTGATTCATTTAAGTATGATATCGGCGGAAATCGCGGTACATATGCAGGAGTCGCTAAACAAGCAGTTACAGACGATGATACGAATTATGTTTATATTAATTCTGAAGGAGACCTGCAAGTAAATGTCACTGGATACCCAACAGAGATAACGTATATTGCTCTAGGTCGTGTTGTTTGTGCCAGTGGGGAAATCACAACTATTATCAATGAGAAAGTTGTGTTGGCATCAAGTGCGGCTGCAATAGGAGTATGCAGAATTGGGTTTCCTGTAGATTCTGGGGTGCGTGGGGGTAATAGTGGCGCAAGTTCTAACAATTTAATTGCTTCTATTACGTTCGATGACGTTGGTGAAAGCAGGAATCGATGGAACTGTAGGCCGCCACAGAATTACACGTCTGGAGATTTAACATTGTCTTTATTGTGTAGCGTGGCGGGAACTCCCGGCTCATGTAATACATGGTGGCAATTAGAATGGGGGTTCCTAGATGTAACCGATTCTTTACCTAGCAGTTACCCTTATAGTACAAATCAAACATACGACATGAGTAGCGTATCAAATGACACGTTATTTAAAATCGATTTTACAATATCCTCGTCAAATTTTGATAAAACAAAAGACATGATGAGCTTTTATTTACAAAGGGATGGTGACAACGCAAACGACGATTGCTCGTTGATGGTACATATCCACTTGATCGAACTGAAATACACAGGCTATAAAGTAGCTGGACAAGCAGGGCAATAATTTAACTTTTTTGACCAATCAAAAAAACTAAAGGGAGTGTTTGTTATGAAGATTTTAACAGGAGTTTTGTGTCTTTTTTTATGCTCATGCGGTGGTGAAGATGATATGACTTTTGGAAGGTTTCAAATTTCAAAAAAAGTACAAAAAGCAACATGTTCTGGATGGGATTGTGAAATTGATGTTTTAAAAGCAAAATCTGAAATGTCTGACCTTATCGGATATGGCGAACGTATTCGAATGGATCCAGAGCTTGCGTCGAATATTGGTGCGGCTGTGGGACAGCAAGTTAAAATACGTGTTAAAGAGGATTCCGACAAGTATGCCATCTATACAATATCAGCCTTTTATCAAGATGGTACTGACGATAATGACGTGCGAATGGCATTGGATGGAAGACAGCGATTAGATCAATCGGATGCGTTTGACGGCTGTGTTAATGAAGAGGCTGTACTTACAGGCGAAACGTTGGTTTGGTTAGAATCGAATGATGAATATGGAGAGTTTTTAGACGAGACGTCCACATCGCATACTGACGTTGTGGTTTGTGCTCCTCATGGTGGAATCATCGAGAACTACACTGATGATGAGGCCAGGTGGTTTTATGACAGGATAAATACGTACCATAGCAAAGATGTAACAGCTTGGTATGCAGCTGGGTGGCAAGGCGAGATCGGGGCCTATGATGCTTGGCATATTACATCCACTGAGATTAGCCGTGACAGCTTCACTAAACTGGATCAAATCGGAGATAGAGGGTTTATGTACGCTGTCTCATTTCATGGATATTCTGGCAGTGACATACTTGTAGGTGGAGGGGCTTCTTTGGCTTTAAAAAATGAAGTGAAAGAAGCCATAGAAAATGCCGTAAATAATACATATACAGTGACAGTGGTTACCTCGGGCCCCTACGCTGGTACAAGTTCAGCGAACTTTGTAAATTGGTTAACTGACAGTGGGGATAATGGCATTCAAATTGAGCAGCCTTATGGGGCTCGTAGAGATTATGGACAGAGTATTGCGGAAAAAGTGGCAGACGTTTTCGCAGAAAAAATTTAAAACAAATTCTGATCGTTCAGAAACAACAATCCAATGTTAAGCCGCATTGTAAATAATGGGTCGGAGATTATAACCGCTCTGATTTTAGACCGATACTTAAACCCCTTAACTGCAAAAGATGATATCAAAGTAAGGATCTGGCGATTATCTGACGGTCAATACTTAGATTGGTCAGATATGCAGTTTAAAGCGGGTGTATCCGTAGTAAAAATCCTTCAAGCCCTGTCCCCTATCGATAACACGTGGTCACCCGGCGAATATAAAGTGACCTTCAATTTGGCATCAATTACTGGGGTTGTGGACGATGACACGTATCTGGTGACCGTGGTTCAAGATGGGGATAGTGACGCGGCGAATGTGCCGCAAATAGGCGAAATACGAGCAGGGCAGTGGGTGGATTCATTACTAACGAAATCTGACTACCACGTACTCCAAAGCTTTGCCTATGACGGTAACACATTAATTTTGACCGCTCGGGTTTGGGTAGAGCAAGGTAACATGGTTTTATCAGGGGTGACAGATTGTGAGACACGCCTTTATGAAGAAGACGGATCTATTCTAAAAACCATGACTGACAGCACCCCCGATGCCCAGGGGTTCTTTCTATTAAATACTTCGGTATCCTTGGGAACAAATCGAAGCTATTACGCGGTTTCAACTGTAACGGTAACTGGGGTTGGATCAATGAGTGCGGGTAAGGGTATGTTTACGGTCGGCTAATGGCAGCTACCTTTAATCACGTTATTTATGGCTTGTTTGATTATGGGAACCAAATTCCTGGTGGATATTATACAGGTGAGGATGGAAATGTCGTTTTAGTTTGCTCTGGGGATCCTGCTAGTCAAAGTTTGCACGTTTCGCCAACACTTTATTACCACGTAGCCGCCTATGACGTGGGTAATCTTCAATCGCAGATATTATTTATTTTCACCGCTGAAGAAATCATTTATGATTCATGTAAAATTATTCCTGTGGCTCAGGATGCGGCTTTCACACTCACAATTGGGCCTGAAGCTGCTTATAACCTATTAATGAACGATAATGCTAGTATACCCGTTACACTGGAAACAGAAGGTGAAAGCTCCGTAACGGTGGAAGATTCGGAAGACGCCAGTGTGAATGAACCGCCCATGGCATCGATAGATTTAAGCTTTGCTTCACAAGCCGAATTCTCTATCACGTTACCTGAAGAGGCCGACGTCCCTGTGAGTGTCCCTCAGCAGGCTGACGTGGTTTTAGGCCTTTTAATTGAAGCTGAGGCCCATGTCACTGCGGAAGAAAATGAGGATGTGGACATTGTTTCCCCAATTTGTGAAAGGTGCGAACAATGAGCGTTAAACATGACATAACGGAAGAAAACTTAAGATTAAATTCATTCAGAGTACTTCACGCCGGTGATGACTACGATTATCGATTTGTGATTAGTGAGGGCAGCTCAGTAATGGATTTAACGGGCGCCAAGGTGTGGTTCACGATGAAGGAATCAACGTTAGAATCCGACGCAGCCGCTAAGCTTCAACTAACTAGTGATGACACGGATGAAGTTGAGATTGTTGCTCCTGCGACCGATGGGGTTATCATTATTAAATTCAAAAGTAGTGGGGCTAAAAGTACTGAAAACCTTGAGGGTATATGGGATTATGACGTTCAGATTTTAACCGCGAGTAATAGGGTTATGACAGTTGCGGCAGGTAAAATTGAATTTCTGCCTAACCTGACACGATCAATTGCATAAAAGGACGATCTAATGATCAATAACTTGTTTGCTAAACCTGATTATAATCAGCATAGGGTGATCGCCTCTCCAGGTGTTGACGCCGCAAACCTCGTTACCCTAGTAGGGACCCATTCGCGAGCGGCTATTGATTGCTCTGGATTTAAAACCGTTAAGGGGTTGGTTCGATTGACTGGGGGAACTACGCCCACAATAACGCTAATCCCTCTTGAACTGGCTCGGTATTATACTGCTGTGGGAGCCATCGAGTATTCTTTTATTGCAGGAACGGCCACAGCCGCCCTTAGCGACCGGGGAACGTTTGATGTGACTATTAATGGGGGGTATTTATTTATGAGGGTACAAGCTGTTACAGGCAATCCCACGGAGGCGCAAATTTTACTAGCGGGAGCTGAAACTATGCCGCTTGGTCGGAAGGATAGGCGAAAGTAACAATATGGGAAATTATGCAACTGTAGATGATGTTCGCCTAGAGGGAGTCCCCGCTTCTTATAGCGACCAGCTGATTAACTTACGGATCGTGAAGTGGGAAAAGCTCATTGAGAAAATGACACGTCAAGTCTTTTATGAGGTTGAGCCGGGTGAATTAACTTTTGATGGAAATAACTCGGCGATATTACATTTTAACTTGCCTTTGATTGAGGTGACCTCTTTAAAAATTAATGGTGAGTCAATCGAGCTTCCAACCGATGAGTACCGGGCATATACAGGAAGAACACCTCCGCAGGATGACAGAGGAAACCCTAGAATTAAACTCACTCCTATTCGTGCCACAATTTTTAGGACTCACCCGGGAATGTTTGTAAAAGGGTTGGACCAAAAAATCACGGCAAAGTGGGGGTATCTTGAATCAGATGACACAACACCAAAACCAATCACTGATTCAGTGGTAAAACTAGTTGTGCTTGATCTTAATAAGCACTTTGAAAGTGCTGGCGCACCTACTGGCGTAACAGCCTTAAAACGCGAAAGAACAGACGGGCATGAGGTTGAGTACATGGATTTGGAAGAACAAAAACTGTATTGGGATATGATGCCTAATGACATTGCAAGCGTCTTAGCCTTATATCGTGCCCCACTTGCCATTGGAGCCCCTGAGCCTATTAGATGGGATTATGATCCGGGCATTGAAACGGAAATCATAGGTTTCTGATATGCACTACCCTAGATTGATTCATCCAATCGCAGTGTACATACGGAAAAAGGAAGTCGAGTTTACCGCTGTTATGGATGATAACCTGCATGAACCTGTCGGGCAGGTACGACGACCTAAAAAACCAGTAAAGCTTATGTGCCAGCACAAATCTATGTCGGCAGACGAGTTAAGAGCCGCGTTTGGTGGCGCAATTGAGCAAGCTGGTGGGTATTGTTTGTTCTTAACAGCAGACTTAACAAAGGCACGTGTGACGATTGAATCCGGTGATCGAATAATCCAAATAGGGGACGCACCAAATAAGCTTGATGTGGATTACTACATAAACCGTTTACAGCATTTAGGGCATTACCATTTTGCAAATGGGCCTACGTTACTCCGCGCCTATTATGAAGACCGCGAACCTACACGGCATAGGGAATAATGGCCAAAAAACCAGTGTTCGAAATCATTGGATTCAGAGAACTGAAAGATAAGCTTGACCCTGTTAAGTTTGAACGTCGGTTTGTTCGGCATGTTAAACGAGCCACAGAAAAAAATGCAATGATCGGTCGATCAAAAGTTGTCCAGAATATTTACTCTGGAAAGGGACTTAGGAAACTATCAGATTTAACGATCACCTTAAAACTAAAAGGGCAGGCTCCAGGGGGGTCTGTAAGGCTTGTTGGCAGCGGTTTATTAGTAAGCTCTATTCACGGTGAGGCTGTCAGTTGGCATGAAGCGCATATTGGCGTTTTAAAAAACCGTCCCAGAGGCAATAAAGATGCCTTCATGATTGCTAATGTTCTGCATAACGGTGCTAAAATTCCAGTCACCAATAAGATGCGGCGATTGTTTGCATTTTGGGCCAGAAAGTATGGTACAAACCCATTAAAAGCCAGCACAAAAGTCATTGTGTTACCAAAACGACCGTTCTTAAAAGTCGTTTTATGGAAAGCGAATATTGAAATTTATAAGCGGAATTGGGATAGGGCCGTACAGAAATCTATGAGCGGGAAAGATAGATGAATCAAAAGCTTTTAAAGCAATTCATTTTTAAACGTTCAAATTATGGTCTTGTGACCCTTAGCAATACTAATAAAATACGTTTAAATGTTGATGCAAATCAGCTTGAATTAAAGATCTTGAGCTATAACAAGGCTACCGGAGCGGCTATTTATTCAACGGATACGGATTTAACAGCCACAACATGGGTAACGAATCCCGAGACATTAAAACAGTGGTTAACATTTGCAGCAGACCCTATGCCAGCCCAGCAACCGGACAACACGCAAGTTAGATATAAACTTAATGATGGTACGAATGATATGTATTGGGACGGTGGGACGTGGTCTGTGGCGGGTGCTACGGATTGGAATGATGAGGCAACGGTCGCGAGTAACATTGAAACGTTTCCTGCTACTACCAAGTCATTGGGTTTAGTAATAAACTTGGTTACCACAGATCCGTCTGTTACTCCTACGTTAAAGCAAATCGATGTTTTAATGCTTTGTGACGTTGATTATATACGGTCCCTAGTTGCTGATTCTTTAATTCCTTCATTGCGTGAGGGAATGAGGTTTACAGTTGATTTTGCAATGATGGCACCTGGAGGGACAGCGGTTAATCTGCGGGATATTGAGACCCCTCATAACATCACAGGGATTCATGCTGTCTATGATCACACTATGGACTCTAATCATTTTACTAACCTTTATAGCTCTTATGAAACCGATAGTAAGACAGTCTTTTTAAGTTCAAGTGTGAGTCGCGGAAATAAATTGTGGATTGAATTTATTTCTGAGCCCGAAGTTTACTTGAATTTTGGGAGCCAGGATTACACAGAGGTTAGCAAGGTTCCTGCTGTGGTTATTGATACTGTAGAGATATCTGGCAATCAGACGTATGGAAAACAGATCGCTCGGAAATCAACCACCCAAGCCAACGTCCGGCGATTCCCCTTTAGACTTCGGTTAGATATTGGGGTAATATTGTTGGCTGAAGGAAACCGATCACTATTAGAGATGATTGACAAGTCAATGGAGCATGCGGCTATTACTCCCAGTTTGCATTGGGACGCGATTGACGAAAGTATATCAATGCAAATGATTAACGAGGGATCTTTTAATCCAAGGCCAGATTTGAGTCAAGCCAATAGCTCCAGTTATACTTTACGATTACAAGATATTTATTTGTGGTTACTGCCTGATGAGGACAAATATCTTGTTCAGGAGATAACACATTCTGTTTCAGTCCCTGGGTTAGAGGGCGGCCCAAATTGGACGCAATAATAACACTAGTAGACGATGCCCTAAACTAGGAGGAAACACATGGCTCAAAAGCGATTTGGCCCTACTCTGGACGCAGGAACAGTGATCATTGAGCAGGATGCAGAGAAATCAATAGAGCCCTCTGCATTAGGCTCGGCTGCTTACGTCGGAGTCCTCGAACGTGGGGCTGTAGGAGAATTAATAACCACCATTAGTAAAAAGTCTTTGTTGAAAAAAACCGGGGGGTATATCCCTGATAGCCTACTTCCCGATGCCTGCAAAGACTTTTGGGACGAAGGAAATGGAGCGGGTACGCTTTTCCTATATCGTGTCACGGATGGCACTGAGGAAAAGTCTCAACTAACTTTGTGGGATCGAAGTAGCGCTAGAAACAAAGTTATTAAAGTAGAAGCAAAAAATGGTGGATGGTGGGGAGGTCGAAAAGACACTGTGATCTGTGACGTAGATAACGTGACAGACGTTGGCTATGGTAGTGATGAAACAAAAATTAAACTTCCCGATGCATTAGTGGTAAAAAAGAATAAATGGAAAAACGGGACGGTAACAATCCATGGGCAGAGCGGGGATGTCACTTATAATGTTGTTAGTAATACATCTGGTGATGGGGTTTCCGGTGCGGTGTTAACTCTAGCATCGGATAGCCTCGCTGACACTGACTATGGAACTTCGACAGATCAAGAGATTGTGTTGAATACAACTTCCGTTGATGCGTGGGGGCAAGACAAAAAACTTGCGGTTCAAATAAGCGATGGTCAAGTTTATCCAAGTTCGGAATGGGGCTTAAAATTATTCCTTCATGGCGACTTGGTTATGGAATGGCCTAACCTTTCATCTGATCCTAACTCAGATAAGTATTTCGTAAACATCATTAACGATGATAATTCAAACGAATATATTACTGTCACTGATTTGTGGGCGGGTGCTGTAACAGCTTCAACTCGCCCAGCGAACTTTTATTGTGCTCTTGCTAGCACCTCAATTGCTGCCACGACGATTACACTCTCACCTTGTATGGTAGTGGTTGATTCATCACAAGCAGGTGCTAACACAATTGGAACGTTCACTTTTGGTGCAAACGTTATTCCAGACACCTACGAATTGACGTATGTTCTAGGAACCACCGATTGGACAGTCGCGAGTACAGGACAGCAGACTGACCATACGTTCGCACGAGCTGAAGACGGCGTGGCGTATACAGCGGATAACGCTTATTCAATCGGTTTTACAATAACAGAAAGCGCACCATCTGACGGTGAAAAGTTCACTGTGTATGTAATACCACTTTATATGGATGAAGCAATTGGTGGAAAGATATTCTTTCCAGACGAGTCATTTGCTCCAGCGACCGGGTGGAGTATTTCAGATAACACCCGTGTAGCCGCAACTATTGCAAGCGGTGACATGACAAACGGTGGTGTGATAACGGGTGACATTAACGTGATGCTGTCCTATCCTCAAGAGTTGAGTCAGGGGCATGAGGGGATTTGGGACATTGGCACATCCGATTTTCAACCAGCCTTTGACACCAATATTAGCCCGTTTATTGATTTAGACGATCAGGGTTATGGGTTAGTAAAATTCGCCACCCCAGGGATCCAAGAATTGATGTCCGCTGGAAATGCCTTGACGGTTCAGCAAGCCGGTATTGCATATGCGGAAGCAAAAAACCATCAATTCAGAGTTGAATTCCCCTCAAATTATACGGATGAGTCATCCGCCAAAACCTGGGTTAATGATACTCTTGGTAGAAGTGATCATATAAAGATATGTTTTCCAAGTTACGCCAAAGTTGCGGACCCAATTAGAAAGGGACTTTTAAAAACGGTTTCTTTGACGGGCATGATTATGGGTGAGGAGGCTAGGATTGCAAAAGACTATGACGGCTATCATAAAGTAGCTGCTGGAATTGATGCGAAGCTTTCTAAGATTCGTGAATTACCAACACTAGAACGAAAACTGAACGGTGAAATTTTGAATCCGGTTGGTATTCAAAGAATCATTATTAAGAAAGGAAACTTTGTTATTTGGGGGGCCCGAATTCCTTACACAGATCCCGCGTTCACTTTCTGCCAGCACAGAGAATACCTCTCCCATATTGAACACACGTTACAAGAAAGTTATGACTGGATCATATTCGCTATTAATGACGAGGAGGAACGACCAAAAGCACTAGCCGCTGCCCAATCCTTATTTCTGCCTGAATGGAGAAAAAGAGCTATCAGAGGCAACACGCTAGAGGAAGCAGCCGCGGTTAAAATTGATGATGAAAATAACACCACTGTCGCAATGGCAGCAGGTGAAATGCACATGGAAATTAAATTGCGGGTAGCTGACACCGTAGAACAATTCATTATCACAATCGGTAAACAAGGAATCTTTGAAACCACGGCTGCTTAATTTTCTCTGAACTCTTTTTAGGAGGTAATAAAAATGGCTATCAAAAACGTGATTCAGGAAAACCGAGCGCAGATAAATAAGTTTTCCTTGTCCTTCACACCTGGGGTTGGAGCGCCCACTTTTGTTTCTGTAAGTGGCCTTGAAGAGGAACTTGACAGGACAGAATTACCTGACAGAACAACCCGAACAGGTGGCAGAAAAAAATCGATAGAGTTTGAGGTTGTTCAACCTGCTCACCATGATATCGAAGTTGCTGCGATGACCAATTGGTATCAGGAGTGCCAAGACCCGGTTTCCCCCACCCACTTAAAGGTAGGGTCGTTGATTGTTTATGACACCGTTGGTTCACCAAGAGTTAAACGAACGCTTATGGGCTGCTGGCTTAGTAAGCGAGTCGATTCTGATCTAGATTTAAATGACGATGGAGCCCAGGCAACGATTACATGGACTGTGAACGCTGACGAAATGTTACCAGCGTAACGTCCTTTTCATCTCCTCGGGTCGTCCTCAACAAACGTTGCACGTAATTGGGAGGACATTTTTTAAAATGTATACCACTACAATAAAAGAACTAGGACAAAAGCTCCCTATTGGGTTTTTGGTTAAGGGGGAGCTTTGCAAGGATTTTACTCTTAGACCTTATAAAAGCCGTGTCGATAGACACTTAAATGCTTGGAGGGAAGCAAACGAAGGAAAAAGTTTAGCACATTTGACAGCAAAGTATTTGTCTCTAATTGTTTCAGAGGCTGGCGGTAAAGCCTACGTACTAACAGATGATGGTGGGAGTACAGCCGACCAAGAATTTAAATTCCATCTCTGGAATTATGCAGACGTGATTTACGCCTACTTGTATTCAAGGATCGTGAATATTGATAATTGGATTAATGTTTCTTACGTTTGCCCTAACTCTTCCTGCAATACGCGTGGCACGATGAAAGCTGATTTGTATTCAACCGAAGTACGTGTTTTAGACGAGCCGCAGGAGATGACCCATTGGGTAAAACTAAAACGCGGGTTTAAATTAAGAGATGGAAAAAAGTGCGTTGGTTTACGTTTACGACCGATCACTTTTCAGGCACAGCTTGGGGTAGGGGCGGGAATGACGAGTATGAATTCTATTGGGTACCATCATTTTAGGGAGGCCGTTGATCAAGTAGAAACCAATGCTAGTGGTGAGGGCAAAAAACGATTTGATTATGTTTTAACGAATGAGGAGATTGACGAGATAGAAAAAATTGATGTGTTAGTGATAGATAGGCAAGCTGACAAAATAGCGGCTGGTCCAGACTTAAGAACTCATTTAGAATGTCCTAAATGCGGAATTAAAATTTTGAACGCTCTGAATTGGAGTTTTGACCATTTTTTCGATCTCTCGGTCCCTATGGGGGTGCTGATGCCCTAAACGAAGACATTCATTGTCTGTGCTACTTTGGTAGCGGGTTTTCATTTGGTGATGTGTTGGACATGACATTGAAGGAACGGGAATGGTTTTTAAACCGTCTCCTTAAACAACTTAAACAGGAAGCACAATGGCGGAAAACGTCGGGTTAAGAGCACGGTTAAGTTTTTACGGTGACAGTGCAATTCAAGGTATGAGACGCGCTGGTAAAGCCATGACAAAAATGGGCATGAATGCCCAGATGGCAAAACAAGGCGTACAAGACCTTCAGCGCAGTTTTGCTGGTGCGGGATTGGCCACGGCTGGTATTGGTGCGGGTGTCGTTGCGACCGTAAAAAAGTTTGCCGATTTTGAAGGTCAAATGGGAGCGGTTAAGGCTGTGCTAGGTAAAGAGGCCGCACCTAGTTTCGCCCGCTTAGAAGCCCAAGCGATGATGTTAGGAGCCACCACTTCCTTTACTGCCAAACAGGCCGCTGAGGCTATGGAGAACCTCGCAAGATCTGGAATGAACTCTGCCGACATAATGTCAGCTATCGGCCCTACGTTGGCGGCTGCGGCGGCCGATGGGATGGATTTAGGAACCGCTGCGGATATTGTCGCGTCCAACATGAAAGCATTCGGTCTTCAAGCTCAGGATGCTACCCGAATTGCAGATGCCTTAGCTTTCGTGAGTGCCAAAACAAATACCAACATGGTTAGTCTACAAGAGGGCTTAAAGTTTGCCGCCCCGGTTGCAAAAAATATGGGCGTTGAACTTGAAGCAACCGCCGCCTCACTAGGTGTGTTGGCTGACATTGGGTTAAAGGGAACTCTTGGAGGAACTGCACTTAAAAATGCCTTATTGAAAATAGCTGAGAGTGCAAAAAAAGGAAAGTTACCCGTTGGCGATCTAAGTGCAAAAATCGAGATGGTTGATAAAGACACTCTCGATTTATCTAAAACAATGGAAAATATCGTTGGCAAATTAGGAGCAATAAAAGATCCATTAAAACGCGCCCAAGCCTCAATGGATCTTTTGGGTATGCGTGGTATGGGTGCGGCGGCGGCATTTGAAGCACTTGGGAAAGGGACGGCTAAAAGCAACACCCTTTTCAAGGACATGCAGAAAAATGCTAGAGGCACAGCCGCTACAATGCAAAAAATGCGATTGGATAACTTGCACGGTGATATGGTGCGGTTGTCATCCGCTTGGGATGGTTTCACGAATTCAATGGGTAAAGCTTTTAGGCCCATTGCCGAGGAAGTGATTGCAGGACCAAACGGTTTAATCACGATGTTTGGTGACGCGGCAAAAGCGTTTGAAGTGCTAGCCAATGACGCTGGTTTAGGTTCTGATCAAATGAATAAAAAACTGAGTGAGCTTAATCAAACGGCTGTTCAGTTTGCTTCTGGGTTTAAAGAGGGAATAGAAGGCGCTAAATGGGTGTTTGAGCAATTTGTTGCCGCTGTTAAAACGCCCTTTATTTTCTTACAGAAAATGTTAGGTCCATTAGGTCTTTTTGGGGAAAGTGGTCCAGGCATTAAGGGAATAACGGCGCTTACGATGAAGTTCTTAGCCTTTGGTGCAGCCGCGAAGGTTGGAACCGTTGCGTTTAGAATGCTTCGTGGGACAGGTAGATTAGCGGGTGGTTTACTGCCTATGTTTGGGAGACGGGGAAAAGGTGCGGGGGGTATAGGGGGAAATCTTTTAGGCGCTGCGGGTGCCGCTGGTGCGCAACCTGTACGCGTTGTTAATTTCCATGAAGCTGGCGGGGCGTTTGGTGGCGGTGGGACAGGCGATTTTATTGGGCCTCAACAGCAAACAGGTCCAGGTTTTTTTGGCAAAAAAGTTGGTAGGGGAATGTTTGATGGCATGTCCAAATTAGGAAAAGCCGCAAGTGTGGCAGGAACTGGTTTAAGCTTATTTGGAGCTGGACTTGCAGGCTTCCAATTAGGATCTGCATTAGATGAGGCTTTTGGGATTAGTGATTGGATTGGCAAACAGTCAGGGGCATATAAGGAAGCTCAGGCAAGGGCGAAAGAAAATGTAGCAAAGTACGAAAAAGCAGGATTCGCCCGGCAAGTGGCCATGTTCGCAAACCTTCAATCCAAAGGAATGCAAATTGACACTGGAAAAGGCAAACGCGAGCAAGTGACAAGGGAGCTTGTTATTGAACGAATGAAACAAGGAATTATGAAAGATAAGACAGCGACGGAGCAAGCGGCCATTTTGAAATCCTTGGGGCCGATCCTTAACACTATAAAAACCACCGCAGAATTAAAATCTACTCAACCCATAAACCTTAAAGTAAATATTGAGGGCAAAGAAGTTGCTAAGGCAATAGCTGTCACGCGAGAGGAAACGGATGCCAGGAGGGGCAAAAAGGTCAAACCGTCTACACGCCGGGAGAATAGAAGTTAATGACACATATAAAGATCCCCACGGAGTGGCAGATTAAAAACCTCGATGAGGACGAAGTTATTTTGCCCCCTTACCCTATAAGTGAAAATGGGGTGAGGATATCAGGAGTAGGTGGAAATATTGTCAAACAAGAGCGTATGGGGTTTCAAAATCCTATTGTTCAATGGACTAGTGGTTTACATAAAACAATAACGTTTACCTCGGTTCTTTTTGCAGAGGATACGGAAGCTGATATTAAAAACGAGTTGGTGCAGTTTGAAAACTTAACGTTAAGAAATGACAAACTAGGTAGACCCCCTATTTGTGTTTTCAGTCTTGGTAGCCAAATTTCTGAAACGGTTATTGTAGAGAGTATTGATCAGGATATATCCCCTGTACGCCCAGAGGGAAAACTAAGACAGGTCACGCTTGATATTACCCTCGTCAAGTACAAGCCCTTCAGTCAAGTTCAGATTGATGCAACGAAGCCTGGCAAAGAAAGTTACTATCTAGTCGTAACACGTGCTGAGGCATCTTATGAGGAGATAGCGAAACGGTATTATGGAAATCCTTTGCAAGGAGATAGACTAAGAAAACGTCACCCAGAAATGCCTTTGATGCCTACTGTAGGATCAACTGTTAATGTTCCTGCAAAATCAATTATCCTTAGAGAGGTGGTAGAGCCAGAGTTTCACGCTTTGAGTTTAACGAATGAGGATGCCGTTGCAAGGTTTGAAAGCATCCTAAAAACCCGTGCTACTAGAAAGGCATATATTTAATGGCTCATATGCCTTCAGCAAGAACTTTATTGATAGGGCAAGACGTCGCTCCAGAATTCGAACTTACGATATCAGGAAAAGATGCTGGTAAAGGTACCCAATTATTTGATGCAGTCCGTCCTCTTATCTCCTCCGTTATTTATGAAGAGGATGAGGAAATGTCCGCGTTATTTGAACTACGTGTCATCAACCAGCCGGATGACATTTACGGCCAGCCCTCGGACTGGACTGCTGTATTAGAGTCCAAGGCTTTTCAGGAGGGTAACTTTATCGATTTGTGGATGGGCTATGGTTACCGTCAAGCCTATATGGGTAGAGTCGAAATCGTTAAATGGCTACCTAAGTATCACCCGGATGGGGCTGTAGATTTCATAATACGTGGGTTTGATGGTCGCCATAGAATGACCCTAGGAAACCAATTTAAAGTCAAGCAAAGTGGAAAGCAACGGAAGCGAAAAACGTTTTACAAAAACATGTCAGATGAACTTATTGTTAAACGCATTGCTGATAAGTACGGATATTCGATTGACACTGATAAGACTGAAACCAAAAAACACACTAGAGTCGATTCAGCAGGTAAAAAGAGATCAGTTTTTCCTACCCGAGTTCAGGCAAGTAATGTGACGGACTGGGAGTTTTTACAACGTATCGCCCAGATTAATAGGTTTGATTTATGGGTTGACTACCGTTTGTCAAAAAAGAATTTTGTGGTGAATTTTAAAAAGCGGCAAGACATAGGATCACCTGAATTCTTGTTTACCTATAACGGGCGTGATGGAAGTTTAATTGAGGCTGAACCTGACTTTGCTATAACAGATCAAGTTACTGACGTTGAAGTCCTGCACTTTGATCATAGGAAACGGAAAATTGAACGTTCAATAATCAGTGATATTAATCCCTCTGAGGACGTAAAGCTAACGTCTGCATCCCCTGGTAGATTTAAAGTTAACAAGGCATTAGATGTTGGAGCCCGAGTAAGGTTCTCTGCGTTCGGTCAAGTAATGGAAGCATTTAGTGACAGACCTTTTAAGAGTAAGGCTGAAGCTAAAACGTTTGTTACGAACTGGCTAAAAGAACGTGAGAGTGACATGATTATTTTATCAGGTCGTGTAGTGGGTGTTGAAACCCTAAGACCTCGACAGGTGCATCAAATAGAAGGACTAGGCAAACGTATTGATGGGCTCTACAGATTTACTCAAGTCAGACATGATATGTCACCGGGTAAAATATATGACTGCAAGTTTGTGGCTTACAAAGTATTATCACAAGATATCGCAAGACGTAAAGCCACAACCAAAGTTGTAACGAAATCTAAACCACAAGCGGCTGGGTAATGAGAACTAAATCTATTAAAGCTAAAGTTGAGAGTGTAGATGATCCGAGTAAGTCAGGAAAGATCCTGGCATCACTCGCAGATATGGATGGTAATGCATACTCCGAATGGATTGGACCTGTTTTTCCTGCTAGTTGGATTGCTATGCCTGAACCTGGCGATACGGTTGAAGTAGTAATGCCTGCTGAGAACACGGACCTAATCGAATTCCCAGAGGAGGTTAGGTACAGAGGAAAAATATTAACCGATGCCTATCCCGTACCCGATGAGTTTAAAACAAATTACCCTAAGCGTAGAGGGTTTAAAACTGCGGCTGGGCATATTTTAATTGTTGATGATGAGGCTGGAACCGTATCACTATCTAATGGGAAAAGTGGCGATGTAATTGAAATGAGCGAAAGTGGTGAGATATCTTTAACGGCAGGAACGAAAGTGCATTTGAATTCTAACCGTTCAGATTTAAGCTCAGGTTCAGATAGTTGGATTTTAAAAGGTGATATTGTCAAGTCATCCCTAGCAACGTTTATTAGTGGGTGGACTTCGGCGTTATCAGCCTTGTCAAGTAGCGGTGGAACACCTGCGGGGGTTGTGGCCTATGCTGGGGCAATGCCCGGTTTATTAACCACCCTGCTTACGAGTATCAACACCTTGTGGTTAAGCACGAAGGTAAAGACAGGATAGAAGTAAATGGCTCAAGGAATCGGATTACCATTGAAAGAAAAAAATGGACGTTTGGTAAAACTCTCTGGTGACGATTACATCTCTCAGTTGGTTAACACGGGATTAAAGGGCTCAGAGAGTAACAACCCGTTTCAAGATCTTGGACTCGGTGAGTTTATGATCTTTGGAATTAATGATGTGTTAGTGGAAGGAGAAATACGTCAAGGTGTTGAAAGAGTCTTTGACTCGTTAAAGGCTGATCAATTAGCAGAAGTGGTTAGTCCATCGCGAGACATTTCTTTTGAGTCGGAAGGTCACGAAAAGAAAATGCATGTGTTTTATAAAAATATGGAAACCCAAGAACGGGATGAAATAGAAGTACCTATTCCTACAGGAGCATAAAACATGACCACAACTATTTCGGTCCCTGACATAAATTTTACTGGATTTTATTATCCAGAAATACTAAGGGAACTGCTCCTATATTTTAGGCAGAATAGAAATACTCTTGGGCTCACAGATGAAAATGAGTACGAAGTCCATGTTCAGCTATTAAGAGCCTTTGCTCTTGTCGGCCACTTAAATAATTGTCGTGTTGACTCTATAGCCTCTGAGATGGTGTTCGAGTCTATGAGCTTGCTAGAGAGCTTAAAACGCGTGTTGAAGTTCATCGGGGTTACTTTAAACAGTGCTTCGCCTGCGGCTGCTGATGTGCTTTTAAAACTATCCGAGGTTACCTCTAGCGCCACAACGGGATTTATCCCCGAGCTTGCTGAATTCGCTACTGAGAGTTATCCACCCATTTCTTATGAACTACTTACTGAGGGTGGGATGGATTTGGATAGGACAGATCAAGTCTCCTATGTTTATGGCATGCAGATTTATAAACATAGTGATGATGGTAGCCCCGGGGGAACTGTTACACCATCGGCCCCAGACGTGTTTACTAGGTCAGGTTCAGACGATGTATTTGACTCGGGCACGATAGACAAATACCTATTTGTTTTTGGTGGATCAAACAATAATGGTGGCGAGTATCGAGTCACAGAATATATTGATGCTAATAATGTGAGAGTTGCCAAGATTCCATCCACCGCACCATCTGGATTTGTTGCCGAGACTGGTCTTAAGTGGCTTGTTATGGATTATGGAACAAACCACAAAACGGCTGCTAACTCAACAGGGTCTTATTTCTCCCCTTGGAGTTCAACGCCAGAAGTTGGGGACATGATTTATATCGGTCACAATCACGTAATGCCAACACAGGTTGACTTCACGTTTGAGACGTTTGCAACAAATATTCTCGGTATGGTGCTAGAGTATTACGATGATGAGTACTCAAGATTTTACCCTACAGATGTTGTGGATAACTTGGATGGAACGATCACGTTTGATATAACCACATTATCAGGATCAGGCAATAGAGCTGGGATAAATGTGACAGTCAAACATTTATCAACCGGGGTAAAAGAAAGAATTGAATCTGTGTATAGTGGTGGGGCAAATAAAATCACCACATCTGGGTTACTAGGTCAAGTAGCTGTTAGTCTGGTTGAAGAGGACTATCATATTTATGGTGAATGGATACCGTTTGAAAACCAAGAAGACAACACACTTAAATTCACTCAAAATGGAAGTATCACTTTCAATATTCCTCAAGATGCTTATAGGAAATGGGTTAAATCAGAGTCGAAAGCGAACACCGCTTATTTTGCACGTCTTAGAGTAACCGAGCTTGATACATCCCCTACGGCTCCCTCAGTTGATAGGATCCGTATTGATCAAGGTGATCAATATATTTTGGGAACTGTGACACAAGGGGAAACAATTGGACCTCAAGTTTTAGGTAGTAGTGATGGCAGCGCTAATCAAACGTTCACGTTGCCTGAGACACCGTTCCTAGATTCTACAGAGATAATTGAAGTGGAGGAGGCTGGGGGAGGAACTTGGACGCAATGGGAAAGAGTTACTTCATTTTTGTCTAGCATTGAAACAAGCCGCCACTACATGATCTCAACAGACGCTGAAGATCAAGCTACAATAGTAACAGGCGATGGCACAAACGGAAAAATAATACCCGTTGGAACTGACAACGTAAGAGCTACGTATAGGACCGGGGGGGATATAGACGGTAATGTTGGCATCGATGAAATAGTTACCAATGCTGATGGTGTCTCTGGAATTTCGAACGTTACGAATCCTAGACCGGCTTCGGGATGGAGGATGAAGGACGGCGGCACCTCAGAGGATATTGAACGTTTAAAAAGGGATAAACCGGCTGAACTTAGGATAAGAGAAACCGCCACATGCCCGGCTGACATTGCTTACCTAGCAGTTAATTATTTTACAGATAGCAGCGGTATTAAACCCGTTGTCAGAGCAACTGTATTCGAAGAGGCGTTTGGAATTAAAACCGCAAAGCTTTTAGTGGTGGGGGAAGGCGGCTCTATTCTTTCTGACACTCAGATTGAAAGTTTAGAGGAATACTTCAACGGTGACAGATACGCCCGGCCACCTGTTTATGGTAAGCTGGTAATGAATCAAAAAGTGACCGTTGTAAATTTCGAACCCCAGCTAATTACAATAAATGCCGTTGTGACGTGGGATGGAGGAAATGTTGAAAGCATTCGAAATGCATTATTGACGTTGATAGACCCCTTAGCACTTGAGGATGATAACTTAACCTATGTTTGGAATTACGAGGGCAGTGTTAGTTTATCTAGAGTGTATTCAGAAATTCACGCGGTAGATCCTGGGATTGAGGACGTGTCTAGTTTATTATTGAACGGATCTGCCACTAGCGTTAAATTGATCGGAAATAGATTACCCTATACTACAGCCGCTAATATTGTTGTGACATTGACGGAATAATCAAGCTTGTAATGCTTATTGGGAGATAACATGTCTGAAGAACGCCCATGGTCAAATAATTATCCGGCTACCCTTAATGACGACACCAGTATGCCCGACGTCGAGGATTACGTTGTCGTTATACGTGCCAGTCATCTGAACTCGGTAAAGGCGGCTATAATTGCACTAGAAACGTTTATGGGTAAGGAGACAGATCCCGCGGCTGGGAGTTGCAGGAAACGGCTAACGGATTTAGAGGCTACATCTGGTACTGATGAGAAAGTAAAAATAACAACTGATGACACGACACAAGGGTTCCTTTGGGACAAGTTGGTTGTGTCAACTGGGCTCACTAGAACAAAGTTAAATGCTGCGGCTAACGAGCAATTACAACTTGAAGTGTCAGGATTACAGGCTGTCGATTTTAATGAAGAACAGTTTGTCACAGATGGCTTAGAAACTCCGGGCACCACGGTCACTCATGATTTAACTAACATGCCTATTAGTTCGTCTAACTCGTTATCTGGAAAAGGTATTGATGTATACCGTAACGGTAGACGTTTAGAGTATAACGCAACGCCAACCGAATATGATCAATACAATTACAACGCGGGTTCTAATCGAGTTGAAGTCTTGGCAGCAGGTGAGGCCGACGAATACGAGGTGGTCTATATCTCTGGTGGGAGTCAGACACCTGCTTCCTTCCTTGAACTTTCTGACTCCCCTGTATCCTACGCTGGATCTGGTGGATACTTCGTAAAGGTAAACCCTGAAGCCGATGCCCTAGAGTTCAGTTCCTCATGTGGTATATCTAATTTTGTTGATCTGGGTGATACCCCTGCAAACTATACTGACAGAGGGAGCGCTAGCCTTCGGGTAACTTCAGGTGCTGATGGGGTAGAGTTTATAAAAAATAACTTGACTGCTGTGGTCGCTCCGACGGTGGATGATGATGCGGACGCCGGTTACTCTGTCGGGTCACTTTGGTTAGATACAAATTTAAATGACGCGTGGTACTGTTTTGATAATACAAATGGCGCGGCTGTTTGGTCTAAAGGTACAGCGTTTTGGGAACTAACGGATACGCCCCCTAGTGCTGGCTCGCCCAATTATGTTGGTTATGAATTAAACTCAGTAAGAATTAATGCGGCTGGTGATGGTGTTGAATATCAAAAACATAAGCTGGACGCAACCGCCGCGCCTACTGCTGATAACGATGTGAGTGAAAATTACACGGTGGGATCGCGCTGGTTGGATGTATCGAATCAAAAAGAATATGTCTGCCTGGATAACACCGATGGAGCCGCCGTTTGGTTAGAAGGAGGTGGCGGAGGTGGCGGAGGTACATTTGCAAGTCTAACCGATACACCCGCTAATTTTACAGGTGCGGGATTAAACACAGTCCGCGTTAATTCGGGTGAAGACGGGGTGTCTTTTCTAAAACACAAAATGGATGCAACCGCTGACCCTACTGTAAATGATGGGGCCGGGGATGGTTATGAAATTGGCAGCCGATGGCACAGAGTAGATGCAGGTAACGAAAAAATATTTATTTGCTTAAAAAACACAGATCCCGATCAGGCTATTTGGCAGGAAGTTGGGGGCGGTGGCGGTGGAGCTGGCTCACTTGATGAGGCTTATGATGGCGGTTATAGTATAACCGTCGACGGCAATCCAGTAACACTAAACAGAACACAATCTACTGATGATCAAGAGTCACTAGAGATTAATCATGATTTTAATGACAATAAAGGCGCAGTTTTAAAAATAACAGGAACTAATTCAGGTGATGGAACAGCAAACGACGAAACAGTTTATATATCAAATGTTTCCGTTGAGAAAAAAGTACCCGCCGTTGAATACAAATTTGTTGTTGGATCATCGGATGGGGCGGCATTTAGAAAAATAGCTGATGGTTCTTGGGAAAATATTACTCCGTCTGGAACGGGGGTAATCACTAGTATAGATGGATTAGATAATAATAATATTTGGATTTGTGGTACACTTCCATCTTCTAATGGTTATATAGCCAAATCAGAAGATGGAGGAGATACTTGGATAACAAATCCTGGCGGGCATCCACGATATAATGCTTATCAGTCTGGCATCTATCATGTTATGGCGATTAGTTCAGATGAAGTGTATGCATATTCTAGAGGTATAAATGATTATCATTATGTTATACACCGCTATAATGGATCTGCTTGGACCGAGATTTCAGATGAGGATTGTGGTAGACCATCTGGTGGGGGAAAGATCGAAAACACAATAGTATATGGTACTGGATATGGCATTATTTATACAACAAACGCAAATGATCCACTTCCCACGTGGACCATGTACGGAGGTTTATCATCCAATTCTAGGTGTCATGTTACGGTAGATCCTTCTACAAATAAATTCATTGTTGTCTCTAGAAACGATCCAGCAAATCATATACGAATGTGGCGGGGATTGCCTGGGGCATGGGGAAGTCCAATTATGGATTACACGGTTAGCGGAGGTTTAAGTTTTAATAATACAGAAAACAATAACCGTTCAGGACATGCGGCGGTTTGGGTATCGCCATCTGGTGGTATTTTTCTTACATACAAAGCAGATCCTGCTGGGACATACTATTTACTCTACAATCCAGAAAGCGGCCCCGATATTTATAATGCAGGATCCTATAGAATCGGAGTTCCATTTGGACTAACTGATACAAATATTTTGCTTGGATCGACTGCCGAAGAATCTGAATCTGATGTTCTATATCACTGGAATGGTGCGATAGTTACACAGATAAATACTGGATTTAGTGCAGGGAAAAAATTAATCACTCCATGGATATACGAAAGCGCAAGTGGTACGGGTACTTTTGGTGGCCATAAAGTTTCATTTACGGGACAGGATATTCCCAATGACGCAATAGCTTATGAAGTTGGTGGTGGTGCAACTCATGCTGTAAAGGCACAGTCGGGAAGTATAGAGCTTGATAACGGTGTTGTAATACTAGGAAAACAGACCGAAACACCTGCAACCCCAACAGATAAAGGCATTGTTTATACCAAAGAGGTAAGTGGTGAAACAGAATTCTTTTATCTTGGTACAGACGGTAATGAGATTCAATTAACATCCGGCGGAAAACTTATTGCCGGCATTTTAAAAGAGACAGGTGGCCCAACGAATCTAGCTCTTGGAGCAATCGTAGACGGGGAGTTTTTAAAACGCTCTGGTTCTACAGTTATTAGCGATACTATATCACTTGATACTTCTTATGACGGTGGTTACAGTATTACTGTCGACGGCAATCCAGTAACACTAAACAGAACACAATCTACTGATGATCAAGAGTCATTAGAGATTGCCCACGATTTTAATAGTAGCCAGGGAGCAATTATTAAAATTACTGGATCTAATTCTGGTGACGGAACCCCAAACGACGAATATGTGGGGGCACTTAGTATCTCTGTAGAAAAGAGATTACCTTCGGTAAAGTATTATTACGCTGTCTCAGAGAATGATTTCGGGGTCAAGGTGGGTGACGGGTCGTGGGATTGGTCTACTTCACTTCCTGATAGCCCAAATGATTTGGCTTACGTTCATGGTACATCAAATACAGATCTTTGGGTCTGTGGTCAAGGTTCGAGTGTTGGGTATATAGCGCATAACACAGGATCTGGGTTTGTTAGAGATACCACGCATCCGATGAACGGCATTAACGCTACAATATTTTCTGTATTTGCTGTTAGTAGCGATGAAGTATGGACAGTAACGCAGGACAGGACTGGCGGAGGCTTTTACGATTATCGCATCCATAAGTGGACAAGTGGAACAGGCTGGGTCCAGAAATATAGTGTTGGTGGGTCTACATCCGCTCTATATCGTCGAATTGTCAAAGTTGGCGATCATATGGCAACGGGTTCTTCGTCAGCTCTTGTGTATTCTAATGACGCTGGTGAAACATGGGCTAGAGATACAAGTACACCGTTTCAAAATAGAGATGGTGACTGTGGAACAAATCCTGTTACGGGCAGACTTAGGGTAGCGGCGAAAGATGGAGCGAGTGGTATTATTTTATGGGAGGGTTTTACAGGCGGGACTGGGGGAGATGCTTGGACGGAAATAGGTAGTTATTCACCAGGAAATCCTAACTCGACTGGCACTGTGTTATGGACAAGTCAAGGTGGAAATGCGT